GTCGTCGATGGGACGATCATCCAGAACGGGCTGACGGTCAAGAGCAAGCGGCAGGCGCGCTTCGACTTCGGTCTTGATCCAAGCCATATCGTCCTGCTGCGCTGCGACCGCTACATGCGCCGCAAGCACTATCCGGCGATGCTGCGCGCCCTGACGCCAACGCTGCTGCGTGGCGACGTAGATCTGGTCATCCACTGCCGCGTGCAGGACCAAGCGGGTGCGCTCGAGTATGAAACGGCCAAGATGCCGCCGGAAGCTCGCAAGCACGTTGGCTTCACCCAGAAACACAACACTTGGCGCGGCATGAGCGCCGTCAAGCTCGCCGAGCTCTACAACGCTGCGGATATCTACGTCTCGTGCGGCCCGGAGGGTTTCGGTCTGACGATCGCTGAGTCGCTCGCCTGCGGTGTGCCGGCGGTTGGTATCAACGACTCAGCTGTGCCAGAGGTCATCGGCACGGGCGGCCTGTTGGTCAAGGTCGCTCACTATGAAGACAACGAATACAACCATCGCTGGGCGAACCCTGACGAGGACGAGCTACGGCGAACGGTCGAGCTGCTGATAGACGATCCTGAGTTGCGTGAAGAGCTAGGACACAACGGCATCGAACACGTCAAGCGCTTCAATTGGGATACGGCAGCAGCGCAGTTCAGCGAACTATGTAGGGTGGCGTGATGGCTAGAGTGAGTCGGCATCCGGTCGGCTGGCGCGAGATCGTAGAGCGCGATGAGAAGGCCGATGTCGAACTAGAAGAAGAGATCGGTCGGTCTGCATTGCTCGGCATCATCCGCGCCAACTGTGAACCAGGCAGGGTGATTGATGCGCTGACGCTGCTAACGAACAGCGACATTATCACCAAGGATGAGGCACGAGCAGCGCTGGGTTTGCACTAGGGTACATACAACGACACAACGACTCTTGCTTTGGCACTAGTCCTCATGCCAACGGCGCGCGGATAGGTGGCCGAATGGTGAAGGCAGTCGCCCGCTAAGCGACTCGGCGCGAGTCGATGCAGGTTCGACTCCTGCCCTATCCGCCACCCACATGTCACCACGACTCGCCTGAGTTTGGCCTGGGTTTGTGGGTGGGTACGTAGAACGGCGCGCCGTGCATGCCTGCTGTGTGTGAGTAGTGCATGGATATGCGCGGAGTAGCATGCATAGCGCCTGCATACTGTGCAGCAGCCGACGGTCTTTTGTAGCGCGGCGCGCTCCAAATTGAAGACCGAACCCAACAAAAACAAGTGACCCCCTTACGTTTAGCGACCCGCAGCGCATGGTGCCTTCGTTTCGTAGGCTGATGGTCGCATTTACTCTCTATTCGTAAGGCATCCTGAAACCGCCTATCCGTTCACCGTCTCCGAACGTTCAGCAAACGTTCAGGAACCACTCAGCACTTTATGCAGTCCCGAGGCGGCGCATGCATGCGCTTGCATAATCCATGAGATGCAAAGTCTGCCTGGACGAGCGCGTGCAGGACGTGGACGCAGCGCTCGCCGCGGGCCGCAGCGCGCATTCGCTCGCCGTCGAGTTCGGCTTGCCGCCGGAGTCCATGAAGCGCCACGCTCGCAGCCACGCCCGCAGGTTCGACGCGCCGGTCAACCGACCCGGCACCGACCCGCTGGTCGAGCTTACCACCGCCCTACGGACGCCCGCCCTTGGGGGCGACACGGCCGCGGCACGCGAGTACCGCCTCGCGCTCCACGCCGTCGCGGCGCAGAGCGCCGAGCGGCCCGCCTACAACGTCCTAATCGACCCGGAGTGGATCGCGCTGCGCACCGCCATCCTGCGGGCGCTTGAACCCTACCCCGAAGCACGCCAGGCGGTGGCCGATGCGATACGGTAGGCAGCGGATCATCGGATCGAACGACTCTCGCGCTCCGGTTCGCCGACGTAAGCACGGCCTGACCGCCGACGAACAGGACGCGCTGCTCGTCCTTCAAGGCGGTCACTGCGCCGCCTGCCCGGAGACGCGGGGACTGCAGCTCGATCACGATCACCGTCACTGTCCCGGCGCGGTCGGCTGCCGCCATTGCGTCCGCGGCTATCTCTGCCGTGGCTGCAACCAGGCGCTCGGCGGAGTGGAAGACAATCCCGCCACCCTGAAGGCGCTTATAGCCTACCTGGAGCGAACGGCATGATCCGCGAGGATCTGCTGGCCGCGCTGGACCCGGTCGCCGTGTTCGAGCGGGCGTTCGGCTTCCCAGCGCTGGACTGGCAGAAGCGCTACCTGCGGGAAGACCGCCCGGCGCTCGTCCTCAAGGGTCGGCAGATCGGTGCGTCGCTCGCTGCGGCGGCGCTCTGCATCCACCAGGCGATCTACGTCCCCAACTCGCTGGCGGCGATCGTCTCACCGAGCCTCAAGCAGTCCACCGAGATCTGCACTCGAGCCCGGATGGGCCTGCGGGCACTCGGCGAAGCGCTACCACAGGACTCCGCCTCGCTCTTGCGGCTCCGCAACGGCTCACGCATCCTGTCCCTGCCGGGGTCGGCGCGCAGCGTCCGCGGTTGGTCGGCGCGCCTGCTCATTCTCGATGAGGCGGCGTACCTAGAGCACGACACCGTAGTCGCCGCGCGGGCGCTGGTTGCCACCGGAGGCCGGCTGGTAGTCCAGTCCACGCCGGCCGCGGAGACGGGCGACTTCTACGACATGTACCGGGCCAACGACCCGGCATGGGCGCACTTCCGCGTCCGCTCCGCCGACGTATCGACGATCAGCGCCGACTTCCTGGCCGGTGAGCGCCGCGCCATGAGCGCTGACGCCTACGCCGCCGAGTACGAATGCACCTTCGGACGGACGGGCGCGTCATTGTTCACCGCCGACCGGATCGCCAGCCTGATACTGCCGAAGGCGCGGCCATGAACAACGTGGGCATCGCGATCACGACTACCGGCGCCGGGGTCATCGTCGTTGACCAGGATGTCCAGGGGAACAACGTCGTCACTGACATCCGCGTCCTGCCGTTCAACGTCGAGGAAGTGGTGCGGTGCGTCGAGGGGCTTGAGGCCGACGCCACGACGCAGTTCATCGTGGACTCTGAGGGGCTGGGCGGCGCGCTCTGGGACCTCCTGGCACCTAAGACGGTCAAGCGCTCGTTCCCGTCTGAGACAGAACTGGCGAAGCGCGACCGCTGGCGGCTCTACGAAGTCCACGGCACCGCCCGCCAGGAGCTCGTGAACATCCTGGTCATCAAGATCCACAACGAGCAGCTCCACTTCATGCCGGACCTCGAAGGGCAGGACGCTCTCACCGCCGACCTGCTCCACCCGCCGCAGGTTGGCCCGGACGGCTTGGTCGGCTCGGCGCTCGTGGTGGCGCTGGCGCTCGCCGTCACGCAGCGGCCACGCCGTAGGCATGGATGGGCATGAAAGAGCGACCCAGGGCCAAGGCCGAGCGACCCAAACCCAAGCGTAACGACGGCGTATGTCGCTGCCCGCAGCCCGCCGTGGACAGCGATTACGACCTAGACGGGGACGATTCCTTCTGCTGGCGCTGTCACCGCCCGATCTTCATCGAAGGGAACGACCAATGATGCAGCCTCCCATGCTTGTGATGAACGGGACGGCACCAGCATTCCGTGACGCGAACACCTGGAAAGTGTTCATGGGGATCACGGAAGAGAACCAGGACCAATACAACCTCCTGGCTGACTACGCCAGCGCGCCCGCCGACGAGGCGTGGGTTCATGCCTGCGTCAATCGGCTCATCGAGGCGGCGCAGAGCGTGCCGCTGCGGGTCTACCAGTACCAGAGCGACGGCCTTGACCTCATGCCGGTCATGGGTACGGACAACCAGGCGGGCAAGGATCTGCAGCACCTGCTCGATTGGGTCAACCCCGTCGACATGAACGGGTCGGATCTCAAGGCGTACACGATCGCATCGTGGGCCATCTGGGGCGGCTGCTACTGGATGAAGGTTCGCGGCAAGCTCGGCGGCCCGCCGCAGGAGTTGTTCTGGCTGCCGGCGCCATCGGTGCGCTATGACGCACCGGACGGCCGCATGGTGCTGCAGTACCACTACACGCCGAAGTCCGGCATCGCCACGGACATCGCGCCCAAGGACATCGTCGCGTTTCGCAGCGTCAACCTCGCCAGTCCGCTCGACCTCGTGAGCCCGCTGTCCGCCGCGCGCAACGACATGACCGTGCAGCGTGAGGCGTCCATCCACACCGCCGCGACCATCCGCAACTGGAGCGTGCCGCCGGGCGCGTGGATACCCGCCAAGGGAACGGAGATCACCAGCCAGGACAAGGGCATCATCGAGCGGATGATGGCCCGCCTGCGGGGACCGCACAACGCGGGTCGCGTCCCAATCCTGCCCATCGAAATGCAGTGGGTGCCGCTGGCGATGCACCCGCAGGACGCCGAGTGGCTGCAGGCGCGGCGAGTATCGCGTATGACCGTCTGTGCGGTCCTAGGAGTGCCCCTAGTGCTCGCCGGAGACGACGAGAAGCTAACTACCTATGCCAGCCTGCGCGACGCCCGCAAGATCTTCTGGGAGGACACGGTAGTCCCGAAGCTCAACTGGATCGCCGATGTCATCAACGGCTGGCTCGTGCCGGACTTCGATCCCTCAGGGGTGACCAAGGTGGCCTTCGACTACTCCACCGTCGTCGCCCTCAAAGAGCCAATGAGCGTTGAGAAGAACATCGCGCTCTCCGAGGTGCTCAACCAAGTCCGCACGCCGGACGAGTACCGCAGCCAGTTCCGCATCGGGAAGAAGCTCAAGGGCGGCATGGGCAACCGCGTCCTGCCGAAGACCACCGTCACGCTCCGGCCCGATCCGAGCGCCGACCCGGCCCTGTTGGCGACGCTGTTCCCGGCGATGAACGTCAACAGCGGCGTGAAGAACCCGCAGTCCACCGCCGAACTGTTCCAGCCCGGTATGAGCCAGGGCGATTACTTCGACCTGCCGGCCGACCTGCGGACGCCGGAAACCGTCGCCGGCCCCGGCGGCGCGCCGGCCGCTATGAGCGCCTACGGCAAGCACCTCTACCAGCAGCAGGCCGTGCGCGCGTTCGTCAAGTTCGGCGGGCCGCTTGACGTAGAGGCGCTCGGGTTCACGGAAGAGGATCGTCAAGTCATAGAAGACGGGCTCCGGCGGCGAAAGAGCGCCGCGCAGATCGCCGCCGCACTAGGAGAGAGTCATGCCTGACAATCCCTTTGGCCCCATCGTGGCCGTCCGCACTCTTGAAGAGACGGATGACACCCGCACTATCGAGGGACGGGCGATCCCCTACGGCGGCCCGTTCAATGGTAAGGACATCTACCGGACGTACTTCTCGGCCCGGACCGACCTTGCCATCGATCTGCCCATCAAGATCTGGTATAACCACGGCTTCGACCCCGACTTCGGCTTCTCGACTCTCGGGCATGCCACTTCCGTCCGCGACGCGGACGACGGCAGGTGGGTGCAGGCGCAGATCGACAAGCGACATAAGTATTACGAGACGCGGGTCAAGCCGCTGCTAGATCAGGGGATGCTCGGCTTCTCGCCAGGCAGCGCAGAGCACTCCTACCAGGAAGACCCCAAAACCGGCGAGCTGCTCGCCTATCCCGTCCACGAGATAAGCCTCACGCCGACCGAGGCGAACCCGTGGGCGCAGATCGCCGCGCGCTCCGCCGAGGTCATCACCATCGTCGCCGAACGCGCCGCGATGGCGACTGCGGACATCAACGACCTGCCGGACTCGGCGTTCGCCTACATCGAGGATGGCGGCGACAAGGACGAGCAAGGCAAGACCACACCGCGCTCCAAGCGCCACTTCCCGATTCATGACGCCGCGCACGTCCGCAACGCTCTCGCCCGCGCGCCGCAGTCGCCCTTCGGGGACAAGGCCATGCCCGCCATTCAGGCGGCAGCTAAGAAGCTCGGCATCGGCGATGCGGCGAAGTCCGCCGTGCGCGCCGGCAAGCGCAACGCCAAAGCCGATCAGGACAACCTCGATGCGGCGCACCAGGCCGCGCACACCATTCTCGACCACACCACTGCTGCAGGTGCCAACTGTGACGCCTGCACTCCCCCTGACGGTGATAGCGATGAGGGGGCTTCCCGCTCGGCTGACTCCCCGCCCACGATCAAGATCGTGGAACGGGAGAACGCAGCGTTCCGCCCGGACATCGACGCAATCGCCGCCCGTGCTGCGAAGGAGGCCGTGTCCCGCTTGACCGGCTGACAGCTCGCGCACCTTCTCCCAAACCGACCCGCCAAACGGCGGGTTTTTTGATGCCCAAGGAGCACCAATGGAGATCACTCAAGCAGACCTGGAGAAGATGGTCACGGAGGCGGCCGCCAAGGGCGCCACCGAGGCCGTCCGCTCCCTCAACCCGGTCAAGGAAGAGGACCGGCCCGGCGGACCTAAGCCCGTCGAGAAGCCCAATGTCATCGTTCATCGGCCCCGGCCGCTGAACATGGCCCGTGCCGTCAACGCCCTGCGCTACGGCTCGTGGAAGAAAGCTAGCGCTGAGCTCGAAAAGGACTTCACCGAGGCGACTCGGGCGATGTTCCCGTTTACCGCTGCGCCTAATGAGAAGGACGAGGGCGGCAACTCGTTCTCCTGGCCCGCCAACGTGGACGCCTACCGCGCCGTTCTCTCTGAGGGCTCGTTCAAAGACACCGACTCCGAGTTCCAGAAGATGGCCGTCCGCGCCATGACCGAAGGCACACCGACCACGACCGTCGCTGGTGCTGGCGCGTTGACCCCGATCCAGTACCTGCAGGACGAGTTCGTGCTCGCGCTCACGTCGGCGGTCGTGATTCAGAACATCCCCGGCGTCGAGACGATCCCGATCACCTCGCCCGTCGTGGCCCTCCCGCGTGAAAGCACGGCGGCCACGTCGACCATCGTGGCGGAAGCCGGAACGCTCACCGCGAGCGACCCGACGTTCACCCAGCAAACGTTCACGACCAAGAAGATCTACGGCTACAAGCAGTATTCGAACGAGCTGCTTGCCGACGCCAACCCGGCCCTGAACGCCTACCTCGGCAGGACCCTCGCCCGCGACGTGGCCTTGCAGAAGGACTACCAGTTCCTCGTCGGCTCTGGCTCCGGCGCGAACCTGACGGGCCTCGCTTCGTACTCCGGCTTGACCACGCCCACCGGCTCCGGCATCCCGGTCACCAACGGCTTCCCAGCGACCTACGACAGCATCGTCCAGATGATCTGGGCGCTGCGCCGGGTCAACGCGGAGCCCACGGCCTTCGTCATGCACCCGGCGCTCGGCCAGTCCCTGGCGACGATCAAGGATGCTGCGGGCCGCCCGCTCTTCCTCGACGGCAACATGTATTCGCTCGGCGGAGCGAACATGCCGATCAGCACGGTCGGGGCTTCGACTTGGACGTACCCGGCCGCTGCCCGCGGCACGATCCTCAATGTGCCGGTGTTCTTCTCGACCCAGCTCAGCTACACGGCGACGTTGGGCACGGCCACGGCCAACACGACCTCGGCCTTCATCGGCAACTTCAACTTCTGCAAGATCCTTGAGCGCGCCGCGGTAGATATCGCTATCAGCGAGCACATCCTGTTCACCACGGACCAGACCGCGATGCGCGCCATCTGGCGTGGTTCCCTCGCCCTTACTCAGCCAACCGCCTTTGCGGTCGTGCCTGGGTTCGTCGTTCAGTAGGCGGGTAACCCCCCGAAGGAGTAACCGCTATGCCGAACCCGCAAGACACGAACTATCCGTCAGGTCGTCAGGTCGTCCAGTTTATGAACGTCCTGAACGTCAACGACTCGACCGCCAAATTGCTCTTCACGATTCCGGCGGGCAGCATCATTACGAATGGCCGGCTCATCCCGTGGGCTACGCCCTCCAATATGACGTACTGCCTCATGTCCATCGGCGTCGTCGGTGGCACGGGTACAGAGTACCTCGACCACTACGACCTGAAGAACGCCACTAGTGGCGGATCTAACGGGGCGATCATCAACCCTCACATTCTTTGGAAGAACTTTGGGGCGCAGTCGTCTAACTACGGCTACGGGTCCGAGTACCGCGGCGGCGTGAGCTATGGCTCCAATGCCGTCGGCGTCACTGGACAGATCACCAGCTCCGGCACGGCCGGAGGCGCTGGACCCTGGACGGTGATTTTCGACGTAATCACCATCTAGCCATTTCCCCGGCCGGGGCGTAGTCCACCTCCCTGCGCCCCGGCCACCTCCCCTGGAGAAGCCATGCCCGGCGTATTCGGCAATTCCGTTCAGGACTCTGTTCAAACCCTCCAGAGCACTACGACCGCCGTGGCCTTGGGTTCCAACGGCTTCACGGGGCGGTTCCAGATGAGTGTCTTCAACGCCGCGGGTTCCAACGGCGCAACCCTCTTCATCGGCGGGCCGAACACGACCGTGGCCTCCGGTACCGCCGTTGCGTCAAACGCCCAGTGGGGGCCGTATGCGGCTCAGCCGGGCTCGATCTACGGCGTCGGCCTGACCAACGTCCGCATCATCGAATGGTCCTGATCTATGGCCGCCACCGCTGTAGGCACCTACGCCACATTAGCGAACCTCAAGTCACGCCTCGGCGATCAGGACACGCTGGACGATACGCTACTCCAGCTCTGCTGTGACCAGTCGAACATGTGGATCGAGACGCGGACGGGGCGCATCCTCGCGCCGATCCCCGCCTTCGCGACCACGGTGGCGTCGGGCTTCACGGCGGGAACGAGCACCGGCACGCTCACGACGGTAGCGGGGCTCAACGTCGGCGATGTGCTGTGCTTCGAGGCGCTCGGCGCGGCGACGCGCGAGTCGGTCCTGGTAACTGGTATCTCCGGCTCGACCGTTACCACGGCAACAAACGTCGCCTCCACGCATACCGGGGCCGTCAAGCGGGTCTACGTCTTCGATGGCTTCAACTCCTATGAGAACGGCAAGGTGTTGCCCATTCCGCTGGGCATCATCTCGCTAACGAGCCTTGAGGTGGCGACGTTCTCAGCGGGCTCGGGCGGCTGCAACACCGTCAACGTCGTGTGGTACACGATCCCCAACTCTGACACGTTCATTAGGCCGAACTATCAAGAGCGCATGCCGGGCTGGCCGGGAACTGAACTCTGCATCACCAACGTCCCGCTCCCCGGCGACATCACGCCCTCGTTCTACCCCGGTTACAACAACTGCCGCGTGGATGCCGCGATGGGCTGGCCCGCGACCCCCGATGACCTCGCCGAGGTCGGGCTGAATATGGCCGTCGCTTTGTACCGCGGCCGCGGTAGCACGGGTGGCGAGATGGTGTCAGTCGGTACTGACGGCACGCAGGTCATCAACCGCGCCCTCACGTATGAGGACAAGTGG